TCGCCTGCGCAATGCTTTTGCGTCTAAAACAGGTTTTGATTTAGGCGAAGCATTTAAGGGCGGCGCAAATAGTGCGGACAAACTTCTTGCTGACTTAAAAACAAAATTAGCCGCGGCTAAAGAATTACAAGCCAACGCCGCAAAACTTGCTGGCATGGGTTACAGCCAGGTGTTTATTGAGGAAGTTGTTAAGCAAGGCCCTGAAGCAGGTAACAAGATTGCTGAAGCGCTCAAGGCCGCATCTCCTGATGCAACAAAAGAATTACAAGAACTTTATTACGGCCTAGAAGATACTTCTAAAAATGGCCTTAATGAACTTGCTAAGCAGATGAGTACATCTACCAGTTTTGCAACTGAAGAAATGATGAACGCTTACAACCAAGTTTCTATTGATCTCAAGGAGTCTTTGG